ATGTTTGTTTTTAAAATTCTTCAATGATATCAACTACTTACAACGTTGAAAAATCGTCGCAACGACGCGTCAATTGATAAAAAACAAACATTGTTTCATTGACACGCATTGTTAAACCCTCTAAAGTCAATGAAACAATGTTTGTAAACAATGTTCTAAATCGAACCTATTAGTGATACACAATGTTTGCAAACAATGTTTCAGAGTTTATGCCTAACAGCTTTATAACGAATTATCAACGCGCATAGGCAAAGCACGCCCATTATCGTATATACAATTATCACTTGACACCCCTTTTAATTTAAGATCCTCAAAGCGTTGTATTATATCCCTAGTACAATCCTGCAACGCTTTGCGGTCTCTTATAAGTTTAGCCTCATGCTTTAAGACACGCGTCTCTAACCTTGAGACGCGATGTAAATTAATAAATAAATGGATAGTGTTTAATAAGGACATCATGCCGCTTTCACCTTTGAACCAAGCCAAACAAGTGAAACAAGCCATAGCAGTCCTAACGTAGTTTCACCGCTATGGACCAACAGAAATAGACCGATAAGTGAGATGGCTGCGTGGATAACATCAATGCGACTCATGACGTCCATCCCCATACATACAGCATGAGAATGCACGCAACTATGAATGCACTGATAGTATCCACGTCTACTAGATGCGTCACGTCTACCGAGCCTTTTTCACTTTAATTGTCACCTTGTCACTCAGCTCGACTCGTTTACAACGTACAACGTCTGATTCTGGCTTATTAAGCAACACTTTCACGGCGTCAATTTTTGTGAGCTCTTTGCCGTCAAGATAGTACTTCTCATTAGGCGCGGCGTTTACTGATAGAGACGATAAGATTGTCAATATAATTAGTATGTTTTTCATTTGGATAACTCCATTTGTTAAAGGGTTATAATAACACTATGCGATATGCGTGCCAGGCCCTGGACCTATTAAATAAGAGCTCGCGTGACAAAACGTGTCAAAAATCTATACATTGTGTAAAATAGATAAAGCCCTGGAGCGTCGCTCAACGTGGGTTTACATTGTTTGCAAACATTGTTTGAAATGTGACGTTTTTTGACACAATGTTTGAAATTGAAGGGGGTAGGGCAAAGATTTACAACGCTAAATATATTAAAAACGTCAAATCCGAAACATGTGTAAATTTCCGTGAAATAAACCAACAAACATTGTATCGTGAAAACATGTGTGAATTTCCGTGAAATAAACCAACAAACATTGTATCGTTAAAAAATATATGGGAAAAATTTGGTAGTTATAGAACCAACAAACATTGTACGCACCACATACTCCAGCTGCCGTCACTTGACATAATATGTTGGCAATGTAGACAATATATCACCTTGTTGTTATTAATGGTTGTCTGGGGGGGTTTTTTGCAATCGTGGGTGAACGTGAAAGGCTCCCCCCAGACTTCTGTTTAAAAATTTTGCGAGGAGACATAAATGGCCTTCCCGAGACCTCCAGGAATGGGAAATAGAGCATTGGTGGTCACTGAAACGCACCCTGAGCCTCAGCCTAAAGATGATAAGCTCTCTCCAGATGACGTAATGTATATCCTTAACGCTGAGCTCCGTCCTGAACATCAAGAAGACCCGACAGTCATTAAGTTTATTAATTCTTATTTGGTAAATCGAGACTTAGACGACGCAGCGCGAGACGCTGGTATCAGTCGAGGCTCTGCGAGAGTTCTTCGCAGTAGACGTGACATACACAACGCCATTACCAAAATCACTCAGACAGCTGTGCTAAAGTATGGGTTGGATGCTAATGAGATAGTAGAGAAAGTTAAAGCAGTTGCGTTTTTCGACCCCATTGACTTGGTGGATAAGTCAGGTCAGTTCAAAACCAATTTGCACGACATCCCTGCTAATGCCAGACGAGCCATAAAAAAAATAAAAATAAAAAACCTTTTCGAACCAGACATCAATGGCATTAAGCAGCCTGTTGGTCATGTGGCAGAGATAGAGATATGGGATAAGATGAAAGCTATTGAGTTTCTTGGTCGTGAAAAGGGGCTCTTTAAAGAAACCATCAAACAAGAACATGAGATCAGCAGGAATATGAAAGAAGTGCTGTTAGAGAGTCGTCAGAAGGCTGAGGAGCGGCGGCAGAGACTTAAGGAAGCTAAAAGAGAGGTGATAAATGTTAGTCCTAACAGTTCAACCCTGCGAGAGTGTGGAGTTGATCCACAAGGAGACGGGGCAAAGCATGGTGGTAATGGTCAGGAGTCTGAAGGGGAGAGCGAAGCCGCAAATACGGTTAGGGTTTCAAGGGGACAAGACGAAGTGGACAGTAGTTCGGGAAGTTTCAAATGATCGGACGAAAAAATAAACGAGCACCAAATAGGCAAGAATTAGAAGAATTCAAAAAAGCTATAGAAGACAACAGGTATGACTTTGCGGCTTTAGCTTATGTTATATTTCCTTTTGGTCAAAAGGGTCATGACTTAGAACATATGGAGCCGTATGATTGGCAACTTGAAGAGTGGGATAAACTTAGCAAGCACTTGATGAACCCGCTAACAAGATACCACACCTATCGACTTATTATTAGTAGTGGCAACGGAGCGGCGAAAACAGCATTTGGAGCAATGACTGTGATAATGCTAATGTATACCCAACAACTCCAATGTCGCGTCACTGCCAACACAGACCCACAAATGAAACAGATCGTTTGGCCTGAGTACGACGTATGGTTCCGTCACGCTAGGTACAGTGATCAGTTTTTTGAGAAGCTAGGAACAAGCATCAAAGCGTTAGACGAGACCGTCTCGTCTAAGTGGCGTATAGATACTGTTAATTGGTCTGAGCAGTCACCTGCTGCCATTTCAGGGTTGCACAATAAAGGTAAAGCTGTCGCTTATGTCTTTGAGGAGGCTCCTGGCATACCTGCAAAGATATGGCAGTACGCAAGTGGTGCTTTTACAGAAACTGATACAATAAAAATATGGTTGGCATTTGGTAACTCAGATGACCCTGAGAGTAAGTTTGAGCAAAACATGAGTTCACCCACATGGCGCTCTTTGAGAATTGATACAAGAACATTAAGTCACATCGACCCTCAGCAGATAGCCGATTGGCTGTTAGACGCTGGAGGTGATGAGGACAATGATGACTTCAGAGTACGGGTGAGGGGGCTACCTAGGAAGTCAGCAAAGGACTCAATCATAGGTGCAGGCGTTATCGAAAAAGCGTTGGAACGGCGTTTGAATTTCGATAAAGGGCAAGTGACAAGTTTGCCCTGCGTACTAGCGTGTGACCCTGCTTGGAAAGGGGGAGACGAAACGACGATCTGGTACAAGCAGGGTCACTACGCATGTATGTTAGAAAAATTTAAACTTAAAAATGTCGGACAAGACCATCGATACACTTACAATAGACTTTGTTATTGGGAACGAGTTGTAAAGGCCGATGCCGTAAATATAGACCAAGGTGAAGGGACAGCCGTTTGGACATTGGCTAATGCCGATGGGAAATATTGGGAACTTGTGAGTTTTGGATCAGCGGCCACTGACACAGCGTCGTTTGCCGAGTCTGAATTTGGAAACATTAGAGCCATGATGTACTACTATGGTCGGGATTTTCTTAAAAACGGTGGAATACTCGACGCTAAGGGGTCATCTGACGAGGAGATCAAAACTAATATTGACATCATTAGAAAGCAGTTATCATGGACTAAAGGCAAGCGCCATAAGGTTCACGGTAAGAAGATGGCTGAGCCTAAATTGGAAATAAAAGAGCGTGTAGGTCAATCTCCAGACGTGGCTGATGGATTTGTTTTATTGTTTGCTCGTCCAGTAAATGAGAGGCTACCAGAAAACAATGTTAATGGGGACTACGGGTTTGATACTGGGCAAACAAGTTATTCAATGCCTGATCACGGAGATCCTTATGACGACCTAGAGGCGGACTACCATGAGCTATACGATTAAAAGAGTGGTAGATGAAAGAGATATCGATTATCACCTTCTAGACTTTTGTTATAATGCTGGGCATAACTTAAGTGCGCGGTTTGGTCATCGTTATAAATGGCAGAACTTTAATCTCGTTGAGTTTGC